ACATCTCTAGTCGAACAGATGTATAAAGACTTTGAAGATTATGGATGGGATGTTGAAAAATATTGTCATCGTGTCTATGCTGGAAGAGATAAAACAAGTGATTATAATGTTACAATTACCACATGGCAGTCAATTTATAAATTGGATCGAAAGTATTTTAATAACTTTGATGTAGTAATTGGTGACGAAGCACATTTGTTTAAATCAAAATCTCTTGTGAGTATTATGACAAAGATGCTTGATTGTAAGTATCGATACGGATTTACTGGAACACTTGATGGAACACAAACTCACAAGTGGGTATTAGAAGGATTATTTGGCCCTACATATAAGATTATTCGTACAGATGAATTAATGAAGAAAGGATATCTATCAAAACTTAATATCAAAGTTCTAACACTTAAACATCCAGCAAGAAAGTTTGAGAACTATGAAGATGAAATACAATATTTAATCACACATACACAGAGAAATAATTTTATTAAGAATCTAACTCTTGATCAAAAAGGAAATACACTGATATTATATACAAGAGTTGAGTCACATGGTCTTCCTCTCTTTGATATCATAAATAAGAGTAAGGAAGAAAACAGAAAATGTTTCTTTGTTCACGGAGGCGTTGATACTGAAGACAGAGAAGAAGTTCGTAGAATCACAGAAAAAGAAGATAATGCAATCATTATCGCATCATATGGAACTTTCTCAACAGGAATCAATATTAAAAATCTTCATAACGTTATATTTGCATCACCAAACAAATCAAAGATACGAAACTTGCAGAGTATAGGAAGAGTTTTAAGAAAAGGTGACAACAAAATCAAGGCAACTTTATTTGATATTGCTGATGATATTACATATGGTTCCTCAAAAAACTATACTTTAAATCATATGATGGAAAGAGTTAAGATTTATAACGAAGAAAACTTTAATTATGAAATGCTTACAATACCTTTAAAAAAATGTCAGATAAATTTTTAGCAGTTGTAAAATTAAAAACAGGTGAAGAAGTGATTGCAAAAGTCAAAATTTCACCAAATGTTGATGCAATATCCTTAGATTGCCCTGCAATGGTTGGACACTGCAACTTTACAAGAAAGCCTGGAATCAGCGTTATTAAAATTGAACCTTGGATAAAAACAGGTCGAGAACAGACATATATAGTAGAGATGAGTAACGTTATCACTACATGTGAGGTTTCTGATAAAGATGTAATTAAAGCATATAATAGATTTGTAAAAGCATATTATGAAACTGAACCTCCTATGGAAAAACCAAACCCGAAGATGACAAAAGAAATGGGTTACATATCTAATGTTAAAGATGCTCGTAAGAGCCTAGAGAATATCTTTAATAATAGCTAATCCCTTCCTTTGAACCCTTACAGAGTTATTGTAATTGTTTTTTAGGGTATTGTCAAGCGTTTGATTATAGTGTATAATAATGTTATGAATGAACACTATCAAAACATTTCATGGCAAGAAAAAGATCGGAACACTATGTAAATAATAAAGAGTTCCTCGCCGCTATCGTAGAGTACAAAGAGAAAGTTGCCTTAGCTGCAGAAAAAGGTGAAGCAAAACCTCGTATTACTCGTTATATTGGGGAATGTTTTCTTAAGATTGCAACTCACTTATCCTTTAAACCTAATTTTGTAAACTATATGTTTAAGGATGATATGGTATGTGATGGTATTGAAAATTGTGTTCAATATATTAATAATTTTAATCCAGAAAAATCTAAGAATCCATTTGCTTACTTTACACAAATTATACACTATGCTTTTCTTAGAAGAATACAAAAGGAAAAGAAACAATTAGAAATTAAAACTAAAATTATTGAAAGATCTGGTTATGAAGAAGTCTTTACTGTTGATGGTGACATGACAGGCAGTAGTTCTGATTATAATCAAATTAAAGACTCAGTGCAAACAAGGATGAATTATCAGTGAAGATTGCTATTATTACAGACCAACATTTTGGTGCAAGAAAAAACTCAAAATTATTTCATGATTACTTTTTAAAATTTTACGAAGATATATTTTTTCCAACTTTAATTAAAGAGGGTATCACAACTATTGTTGACATGGGTGATACATTTGATAGTCGTAAAGGTGTAGATTTTGTATCACTTGAATGGGCAAAGAATCATTATTATGATAGATTAGCAGAATTAGGAATTACTGTTCATACAATCATTGGTAATCATACGGCATATTATAAGAATACAAATGATTTGACAGGTGTTGGACTTTTTTTGAGAGAGTATGACAATGTAAAAATATATCCAGAAGCTGAGGAAGTTAAAATCGATAAAACAAAATTTTTATTTGTGCCTTGGATTAATCCTGAGAATCAAGAAAAAACATTTCAGTTGATTGAGGAAAGTAACTCTCCATGTGTCATGGGACATCTTGAATTGAATGGTTTTATGGCAACTCGTGGTCACTTCATGGAACATGGTATGGACTCTGATGTCTTTGATAAATTTGAAAAAGTTTATTCTGGACACTATCACATGAGATCAAATAAGGATAATATTTTTTATTTGGGTAATCCATATGAGATGTATTGGAATGATGTCAATGATCGAAATCGTGGATTTCATTTATTTGATACTGATACGTTAGTTCATATGCCAGTTAATAATCCATATCAATTATTTCATAATTTATACTATGAAGATACACCACATCAAATGTTGGATATTACAAAGTATGATCAAAAAATATTAAAGGTAATTGTTCGTAAGAAGTCAGACCCAAAACAATTTGAAAAGTACATTGATAAACTTTACTCATCAAATCTGGCAGAACTTAAGATTGTTGAGAACTTTGATTTTACAGAAGGAGAAGAGTTTGAAGCTGATGAATCTGAAGACACAATATCTTTGTTAAATAGATATATACAGGAGTCTGAAGTTGACTTAGATAAATCTGTGATTACAGAAATACTTCAAGACGTTTATCGGGAGGCCTGTGAGGTTGAGTAATGTTTATCTTAGCGGTTAAAGGGTTTGAAGAAGATGGTGCTTTCTCTATCGAGAATGATGATGGAGATAAAGTGCTTTTGATGTTCGAGGAAGAAGATGATGCAGACAGATATGCCGACTTAATATCAATTGAAGATGATTATCCAGAGATGAGTGTGATAGAAATAGATGACTATGTTGCGATGAGAGCTTGCGAAATGCACGATTACATGTATAATATAATTAGACCAGACGATATCGTGGTTCCCCCAAAGAATGATTTGTTTCAAAAAGATAAAATGGCGTAATTTGCTGTCTACTGGTAATCAGTGGACTGAGATTGACTTAAATAAAAAATCGAATACAGTTATTATTGGGACAAATGGTGCTGGTAAATCTACCATGTTAGATGCACTGACTTTTGTTCTATTCAATAAACCTTTTCGCAAGATTAATAAATCTCAACTTGTAAACGCTACGAATGAGAAAGACTGTGTAGTTGAACTTGACTTTACAATCGGGTCAATAGATTGGTTTATTCGTAGAGGTATCAAACCAAATATATTTGAGATACATCGTAATGGACAGATGATGAATCAATCCTCTGCTGCCAATGACCAACAGAAATGGTTAGAACAAAATGTTGTGAAGATGAATTATAAGTCATTCACACAAATCGTTATATTGGGTAGTAGTACATTTGTTCCATTTATGCAGTTGTCAGGTTCAAATCGAAGAGAGGTAATAGAAGACCTTTTAGATATTAAGATATTCTCAGCAATGAATAATATTATTCGAGATAAGATAAGAGATAAGAAAGATGCAGTTAGAACTCTAGAGTTAAAGAAAACATCTCTCAAAGAAAAATTAGAGATGCAACAGAACTTTATGGAGGAAGTTGAAAAGAGGGGTAAAGAAAGAATCGATTCTAAAAAAGAAAAAATTAATTCTTTGATTGTTGACACAGAAGAGTGCATAGCGTCAAATGAGTGGAAAGATGATGATATTCAAGAACACATCAAAGACCAAGAAAGATTTATAGGTGCTGATAAGAAACTTAAAGAGTTGGGAAATCTTAAAGGAAAGATATCAAACAAAGCATCAACTGTAAAGAAAGAACATAAGTTTTTCTCAAAGAATACAGTGTGTCCTACTTGCACACAGAATATTGGTGAAGAGTTAAGGCTAAATAAGCTTGACGAAGCCCAACAAAAAGCAAAAGAACTTCAATCTGGTTAT